AGGTCTATCCAAGAGGGAGAGGCCCTGGTTATTGGTACGGGTTCTACCATCTGTCCCTGTCCATTTTTTGAGCCCATCGGGGTTGGAGTCGTGGGCCTTGTTCCAGTTCCATCCAACTAGGGCCTCCGTGGGGATGATGAGCAACCTCTCATCGACCTGGATTGGAACCTCCATCAGTTTCCGAGCCTGCGGCAGCACCTCCGCTTCATCAGCCTCATCATATTGGACAAGCACCGCGTCGTGGATCTGGGCCACCAACTCCACCTTCGGGAACAAGTAGTACCAGATCCGCCACGCGCCAAGGTTAAGAGTATCCCCCACCACTGACTGTGGTTCGTAGGCGACACCCTCTCGCCAGGTTGCTTCGTCGTCAAGGCGACCAAAGAAAACCCTCTTCCGGCCGAGGAGAGTAGTGATAGCAGCCTCCGTCATCAACGTGCGGATGGTTGCCATGTGCCACTCTGGTATCTCTGGAAAGCCCTTGAAGTATGAGGCCTGAAAGGCCGCCATCATAGGTTCCGGGATCTTGGTATGCTTGGACATGGTGGGAGGCCTCCCGAGATAGTTGCTCCCATGGCCTCCCACCTTTGTCGTTTGTCGGTAGGAATGGTGCCGGTAGAAGATTTGATCGGCGATCCTCCTATCGGCAACCTTGTCCCCCGTCCAGGAGAAATTCGGCCAGACGATCTTCGCCACATAGGTATGGAGGTCGCCATCTTCACAGGCCCTCCAATATCCATCCCTCCCCGGCCCTTTCGCCCTCGTTACTTGCCATCCCCTCGCACCGACCACACGGCTTTCAGCAGTTTCGAGATCAATATACGCGAACTTCTTCCCCTCATCAGCGATGAATATCTGGCGCAGGTCTTCCCGGAGGTTCTGGAAGTTAGTACCAGTTCCAAACGCATTGGCGGAAGAGCTCCACCTTCCAGAGTTTGTGCCTCCAATATTGTAGGAGGTCCGCATTCTACCGTCAGGGTCCACCCCTGAGACGAGGACGCTCCGAGTCTTAACAAAGTCTCTAATAGCCAGGATGAGAGAGATATAGGGGACTGCGACGAAATAGTGGTCTCGGATCTTTTCGAGGGCATCCCGGTTGGTAGTAACCTTTCGCTCTCCCCTGTAATAGGTAGTCTGCTCGGGAATCTTAAGACGGCCATAGAAGAACTCCTTCAACTGCTTAGGAGAGTTAGGGTTAAGTCCAGTCATCCCAAAGACCGAGGCCAACCTGTCCAGCATCCACTGACACCGGAGGATAGATTTCTCGTAGTGGCGGATCGCAGCACCTCTCGCGAAGGGATCTACTCGAAGGCCCCGGAGCATCATGTAAAGGGCTGGGGCCTGACAGGCCCTCTCGAAATCGTAGATTAGTTTGGAGTGGGGCTCCAATTGAGGGAGGAGCACGTCCCGGATTTCCGCTGTCAGGGCGGAATCGAGCCCATTGTAGACTGCTCCCGCCATAGCGCCAGTCAAGGCCCAGGCGTTGTCCCTCGTTGTGTCGAAGACTTTCACAGGGTACGGAACTCCACTATCTTTTTGAGCTTCTCGGCGATGCCTACCGCGATCGCCATCCCCTCCGAGACCCCAAGATCAGTATAGACCACCATGTAGTCCACAGCGCGAATCCAGGCCCTTCCACAGTGCATCCCTATCTGACGGGACTCAGGGTTGTTGTCGTCGAGGTAGCGAGTGTAGATGAGGTGGCTGGCGAATGGGGCTTCTCCTCGGGTCATGCAGTCCCAGCAGGCTGCCTCTGCGTAGCTCTCCGCGATGTGGCGATGGAGCCCCTTGAGAGGGGACTCCACCACAACCAAGGGCAGCTTAGTAATTACAGCTCGGGCAGGCGAGGAGTACGTTTCCGCAGTAACCTTGCTGAACACAGCAGAGATTTCCTGCGGAGTCGGCGCAACAACAAACTGCTGCAAGGTATCCACCTTGACGGGTGGCAGGGACCGCAAGATGTCGGCAGTGCTTCGTGCTTTGGGCATCTGTCGTTGCTCCCAGGGAAAGGGTTGCTGCCAAGAGTAGGCAGATGGTTCGGAGTTTCATCACTATTCATCCTCTCGTTTTGTAGTCTCGGAATCGACGAGGGCCCGAAGCAATTTCCAGGATATCTCGTCAGTGTAGACACTCCCCATGAAGCCCAACGACTTGGGAAGCTCGGGTTGCAGGGAGTGGTGGAGTAGCATAGTATCATGCTCGAAGTTCTTGGTCGGGCACTTCCAGCAGGACCAGATGTATTGGAGATCGTAGAGTCCGTTCTGGAACGTCTTTGGGATAGGGCTCATTAGGAGTTGACGGAGCCCCTTGACTATTTGGAACTCCTCTTGTTTTGTCCATGCACTTCGTCCAGGCTTGGCCTTGTCGTAGAAGACGAAGACGCTGGATCGGTCAGGATCAGGGCTGAAGCTAATGGACTCGATAGTTTTGAGCTTGGTTTCGATATCGATGGAGAGGGACTTGGCTCCCCAGAGCTCGTTGATGAGGGACTGTGCCTCGAAGATGTACTCTGGGACTCGGATGATTCTTCTCCGTTTGCTGACATGCTCTCTTGTTGTGGACTCTCGGAGAGCTTTTTGGAGGTCCGCGATGACCGTCGGCCGGAGCGCCCAGTCGTGATTGACTGCGGATGGATGGAAAGTAGGAAGGACTTTTGTCCCACTGAGATAGTTAGCGAAAGCGACGGACCCTCTAAGCTTGCTAATTCCTGTCCTACCAAGGACCGCCCAGCAGGCCGTATTCCCAGCTGCAATAATAACTGTCGGAGCGATCGCTGTAAGCTCCGCGTGAAGTCTGGCAAGGCATCCGAGCTTGTCGGAACTACAGTACCCGCCAGGGACCAGTGAGGGCCAGCTGTACTTCGCGGGCCACGGGTAGGTTGGATAGTTTTGAACGAGATCGCCACGTCGAGCCGGGTAGCTTCCGTGGGCGGTTCGCTTGTCGGAACAGAAGAGTTTGAGGTCATTGTTGGCTGGCCTTTCGTTGAAGAGGTTTGTGAGGAAGCAAGCCTTTCTATCAATCCCTGCGTGTTCGAGCATCTTGTCAAGGACCCGACCTGTCGTCCCAACAAAAGGTCGGCCGAACATCTCTTCTTCTCTGCCAGGAGCCTCCCCGACAATCGCGATCCCACAGAAGGCCTCCGTTGGATGGTCAGGCTTGACGAGCATTGAGCAGCTCGTGGGCTAGGCGAAGCCGACGGGAATTGAGAAGCTGCTGGGCCGCGACATCGAGGAATTCTTTCGAAGTGTCAAGGCCGAATACCCGCTTTGCTCCCAACGATTCCGCAGCGCGGAGGGCTCCGCCAGACCCACAGGTTGGGTCCAGCATCTCCGTCAACTCATCTACGAACATCCCGAAGTAGTGTCGGAGCATGGGTTCCGGCTTCTCGGAGGTGTGGAGATCCCCGGTCGGGGCCGGATAACAATTGCTTACGACTCGAATGATCTTCCTATCTCCTCGGGCCATAATAAGACAAGTCTCGTAGACCCTTCTCGGCTGTCTCTGAGCGTCAGGTACGACACCCTTGTTGTCTGACTTATGCCAGATGAGGGGGAAGTCTTGAACAACCAGGTCCGTATTTGTCCTGAAGAAATCAACCGTGGCCTGGTAGTACTTGAGCGAGAACCAAAACATGACATGAGCCGAAGGGAATAGGACTCGATCAAGATTAGCTGCCAAGCATTGGCAGAGTGCCCAGTATAATTCCTCAGAATCATGGTAGGCATCGTTCCTCCCAGTCTCGGTGCGGACCTGTGCACTCTCCCCAATGTTGAGGCCGTATGGGAAATCACAGTGGAGGAAGTTGAATTTCCTCCCATCGTAGTCGGAGATCCATTGGATGAAATCAGACTGTTGGAGGTCGAGCCAGGGACTTCTCGGACCTTCTCGGAAGGCCGGCGTGGGAGGGAGAGGGGAACGTGGGGGCGAAGCCTCTCCCTCCCCAAGGCTGATGGTCGGAGTATCAGCCTCCGCCGCCACCTGTGGGGAGGAAGCCAAGCCACCCACAGGATCATCGTCGAGCTGTGCCAATTCGGTCTCGATCTTCCGATCGCGCCGCTTGGTTAACAGCCCGTAAGCTTCGTTGAGAGTAGTGCTCATCAAGATGGGAAGGTCTCTCTTCCCCTCCGGGAGATCCTCCTGCTCGACGAGCACCTTCGCCACTGTTATGCTCCGTCCGACGTTGGTAGCGGAGATGTTTAGTTCCTCCGCGCAACGGTCCTGGGTGTAGGAAGGCTCCGAGTCCCCGCCGGAAAGGGCATAGTATTCCAGGATGGCGATCGCGCGTTCCTGCCAGGTTAGGGAGGCCCGCCGGATGTTCTCATCGAGTTCGACTTTCTTCCTCTCCAGGGGGGCGAGGTCTTCGAAGTACCTAACGAAGATCTCCTGGTGCCCCAATTCGCGGCAGGCCGTCAGTCGGCGCTCCCCTGCGATCAGGAAATGACTCTTCGTGATGGTAATAGGATTAATCAAACCTACTCGGTTAATGGATTCCTTGAGTGCCGCAAGAGAAGTCTCTATCAGATCATTCCCCTTCCCATCATCGAGAATTTTCCTCTGGCGGCTTTCAATCCTGATCGAGTCGATAGGAACGTAGGCAGTAGACATTGGTGGAAACTCCCCTATTGGAGGGGGGCAAGATGCCCCCCTCCCCCTGTTGACTTGCCGAACTATGCGGCGGATTGAAGGGCCGCAATTTCGTCGGGCTTCAAGACGCTCTTGATCTGATTGTAGGAAGCCTTCCCGTCGTCACTGACAGCCACGTCCATCACGAAAGTGATCTGCTGGTTGACAGCGTAAGGGATTGCCTCCTTGAAGGACCGCGTGGTGCAGTCGATGCGGAGGGAGTCCTCGAGAAATTCCCGGAGCCTCCACATCGCATCCTCAGTCAGGTAGAAGTCCAGACCGAGCTTCATTTTGGAAAGTCTCTCGGCGCCGCCAGCTGCGGAGAACAAATCGTGATCGACTCCGCTAACCGGCTGCAACGGCTTGACCGAGTACCGCACATAGGGGGTCTTCTTCTTGGTCGAGACATCGAACCCCATCTCTGCGATGATCCCGGTGTAGATACCGACGGGCACGGCCTTCGGACGCTCTGCCGAGCCGACGGTCCTGTCGAGTAAGGTATTGTAATTTGGTGCTGACATCTTGTAGGTTTCCTTGTAGGGTACAGCCTCCGCTTTATGCGGACACTGCTGCTGCCGGAGCCGCCGGCGCGGACGAGGGTACCATCTTAACAGCCCCCGGTCTTGGTACCTCAAGCGCCCGGAAAACCTGAGCCAACCCGGTCTCTAACTGGAGCGCGTGAGGGAGTTCTATTGCGGCACATTTCAACTCGACCAGCCCATCAGACTGGGTGATGATCTGCCTGACGGTGACGGGACCAGTAGTGGTGGACTTCATCATCAGGATGGTGTCGAAATATCTACCAACTTTGGGAGGCAATTTGGTGCCGAGGGCCGATGGATAGCCCTTCTCTACCGTGATCTCCTCCCCTTTCTTGTCGGTCTCCCCGGTGTCCTTCGAGATATAAGTGACGTGGGCAGTAACGATCACATTGCACTTAATAGTCTCGGAATAGAGGAGGGAGAGAACGGCCTCCATTCCTGCCATAGCGTCCCCATAGTCGGCGAGGTATGGCTTCTTCCCATTCCTCCCGTTTAGAAAGAGGTGATAACGGAGAAGAGCATTGCCGAAGAAGGTCATACTGTCGAGGATCAGGACTCGCTCCGGACCCCAAGTATGGAGCGGGCCGTAGGAGGTATTCCCATCCATCCAGCCGGAGAGCATGGCAGTGAACGTACTCGCTGCCTCCGGCATACCGTCACAGAACACCCCACCGGAAACTGTATGGAGTTTATCTGTGAGAGTTTTGTAGCGAATTCTCGCGCGGGCCTCCTTTGATTTGATAATCTTAGGGATGATAGAGAGGCCGTTGTCGAAGTCAGCGTAAAAGAGTTCGTACCCCTCATTCGCGAGGTAGGCTGTCGCGGCGGTCTTCCCACTCCCGGAGTCTCCAATGATGAGACCCTTGAATGGCTTGCCACCCACCCAATCAGACATGCTTGACATCAGCTGGTGCCCTCTCTGCTGCCGGGGAATTCCTTCGCATACTCCCCATAAAATTTGTCCAACATCTCCTTGACCAACCGGGGCTCAACCCCCAAGTTGAGAGACATTCCGAAGAACATAGTGAGGCAGGCAACCCCTACATCCCCAGGCTGCCAGTTCTCCCGCTCCGCCCCCTTCGTGCAGACCGAGGCGAGGACCGCGCGGACCCTCTTACTCTGGTTGACTCCCTCCATTAATCGCCTCCTCGGGCTATTGACGGGTCCCACTGACGGAAGGCAAACTCTCCGGACAGGATATTCCAATGGCTGTCTTCGTCCATCGAGCAGACCTTCAAATACTCACAGCCCCCGTAGTTGCCACAGGCGGTATCGTTCTGCGGCCAGTGGCCCAGCTTGACATACTGCTCGTTCTGGCCGAGAAGGATATGGAAGTCTCTCCACCAACTCTCGAGCTGGGAAGAAGTGCGGGAGATGATCCTTCTGCGGAACCTGACAGCGTAGGTCAGTGTCTGCATCGCATCCACCATCACCCCAGCGATAGGCTTCGCAAACGCCATCTTCCCAGCCAACGAGTAGAGGGTCATTTGGTTGTCGGGGGAGTACTTTTCGAAGTACTTCTGGTCGAGGGCGTACTTGGTGGTTTTTCGATCCTGTACATAGACTGACTCTCCGAACTTGACGAGTCTATCCAGATGGCCAGATAGGACGTAGTGCTCTCCAGATAGGCTCGGAAGCCCCGTGTCGATCTTGAAGGAGAGCTCGACCGCCGGCTTCCCATTTTCGAGGATGACTGTTTTGGTGGGATCATCGGAGAACTTTCCTAAGTACCAGACAACCGCTTTGACTAGGTTGTCTCGGTTCTTATACTTGTCGGTTGATTGCCAGGGGACCCACCGGGTTGGAGGTACTCCCTCTCCGGGAGTGATCTTCCCGCAAATCTTGCACTTCCAGCACCACCCAGCTTCGCCGGAGAAGGGCTCGATCGTGCATTCGCTGGCCGTCCCCTTTGTTACCTCATCCGGGTGGGAGCAGTGGATACAGCCTTTCACGGCAGGGACCCGGGCACCGGAGTTCAAGAGAGCCACGGTGAGAGCCGCTCGGACTCCCTCTCTCCATGTCTTCCCCTTCGCACGGGCATGATCGTAGGCTTCCAGGGAAGAGTGAAGGACTATACCAAAAATAAGGTGGACGTTCTCCCCCCTCCCATTCATACCAAGAACTTGAGAGAAGAAGTACTTGCGGGGACAGGTCTTCAGCACCCCAAGAGAAGTGGAATCCCACATCAGCTGGAGGCCTGGGACCTTTGTGCTGAAGGCCCCATTCCCCTTGGTGTGTCTTGCAATGGTCGCCCTCCGAAGGTGTG